CATTATATCATATTTTAGGAATGGCTGAGGCAATCTGTATACCACTTCCAAACATTTTATTGTATTGATTCTGTAACTCTCGGCTTGGTGTAGTAAGACAAAGAACATCATCCATTGATACTTTAATGCCGGTATTGAATTCTTCAGCATAATCTAAAAACGGTGCAAAGCCCATCATTGGTCCTTGCTGTGTTGGTTGTACAACAACCTGAACAGGCTCTTTCATTGAGATTTCTTTTTCTCCCGTACAATCAATTTCAGCAAGAATTGTTTGATTTGTTTTGAAGGTTATAAGTTTGATGCTCATACACGAACCTCAGTTTCAGCTGGTAATACACCAATTGTAACCCAGCGTTTTGGAAAAAGCATTTCACGCCCCTGAAAATCTTTCATTTCGTAGGTTGGGTCTTGCATCCATCCAATCACTTCAACGCTATTATCAAATTCACGAAGCGCCAAATCATACTTTTCTGCACGAGGCATTTTGTTTTCAATGGCAAGCTTTTTTGCAATTTCACGCAGGTTCATTTTGTTTCCTTAAAGTCATAAAAAAAGTCATTGTTGTTTCTGGCAGAGTGTTTACTAAATTGCTCTACTGAATACAACTTTGTTGCTATTTTAAAATCTGGCATTTTAAATTCAGGCACCGTCAGAGAAGAATCAAAGAATAATGTTTTATTATTTGGCTGTGCGGCGAATTGACCGTTATCCATTTTAATAAAATTATAACTCTTATGTTCTTCTACTGTTTCGGAAAATCCTGTATTTAAATAACCAGGGTCGTTTTGGCAAAAGTCAACTGTAAACATATATTGACCAAATTGCCATTTTCTATCTTTGTCTAAGAATTTACACTTCAACAAGCGAAGATTATCTTTTTCAATGATAGTAACATTATAACTCAAACAGTCCCATATTTGCAAGTAATCCAAAGGCAAAGTTGCATTTTTGAGGTCTGTTTGCCGAGATACAAAGGCATGTATTGGGAGTTTATCGTAAAGGGCACCGTAGTTTGGTAACAGCGCCTCTATACGAAAGGCTTGATTCTTAATACACTTCAATGTCATCCAAATACAAGGTTCTAATTCTCCATGACCTTTTTCAAAGTCATAGAGAAATTCCTTTTTAACAAAGCATTGAATTGGTGGCAAATTATGTACAAGAAATGCCATCTTATTTATTTTCCTTTGTTAAGTTTTTAATAACTACTGATTTACCCACTACTTCATAATCTAATTTATCACCAACATTCCAATCCAATTCTTTAACAAGTTCTTCTGGTAATTCTAAAATCGCATCACCAAAACAATCTATTGCTAATACTTTAGCTTCATAAATCTTTGACATGATTCACCTCGATTTCGCATTTGTTTAATAATTTTAAACCTTCTTCACTTCTATAATGACTACGAAAATAAAACCTTTTAATTCCTGCTTGATGAATAAGTTTAGCACAATCTAGGCATGGTGCATGAGTACAAATCATATCAGCACCGTCAGTAGAGTTTGTAGATCGTGCTACTTTGGCAATTGCATTTGTTTCTGCGTGTAAAACTTCGGGTCTAGTTTTTAATATTTGACCACCATCTTCATGTTGTTCTATTAATTCTTCACAATTATTATCCCAACCGCTTGGCATTCCATTATAACCAATACCAATAATCGTGTTATCTTTTACAATCACACAACCAACTTGCAAGCGTTTAGCAGAAGATAACTGTGCATAAGCTTCTGCTGCCTTTAAGTGTGCTTGAATAAATTTTTCTTTCAATTTAAGAATACCAAAGGCACTTCAGCCTTTCTTAAAGAGTTTGCGAAGATGAAGAAAGGAACAAATCTTTCATTTAGAAAACCAGGATACCTCCAAGGTAAAGGTTCTGATGTTATTTGTTGCGTAGGATAAGTCGATTTACAAT